ATGGGACGCCATAAGAAGGATAATTATGAACCCACATTAAACGACGCTGGCGGGGATATTACAAAAAGATGGGTGATTGAGTACCGGATCTGGCACGTAGGCAAAAAGGAATTCGTCCGGAAGCAATACACTGGAATGAACGTCTATAAATCGGTAAAAAGCCGGCGTGAAGCTGCTTACCAGGCGATGTTTGAAATCCGGCAAATGCTGAAAGATGGCTATACCGTCGGGGAAGCTCCGGCCGAGCCGGCACCGGTCGTCGAGGAGGCTCCCGATCCCTTCCGATTGAGTGTATTTACCCTGGAGCAGGCGCTGACCTACTTCCTGAATTATAAAAACGCGACAGTACTGGCCAATGAATATCATCGGCTGGAAACCCAATACAATGAAGGGCTGGCCAGGATCTCAAAAAATACCTTTGCCAATTACAAAACGCTCCGGAGCCTGGTGCTCCAGTGGCTCCAGCTGGAGGGCACGCCCGATCTGCTGCTGGCCAGCTTCAAACGGAAGGAATGCGATCGCTTTTTTCTGCACCTGAAAGAAAACCTGAAGCAAAGCAATAAGACGTTCAATAAATACCGCGGATACCTGAGCACAGTGCTCAATTTCTACATTGACCATCAGGAGCTGGAGATCAAAAATCCGGTAAAAAAGGTGGAGCACCTGACCGTTGAGGAATCAGATATGCATGAACCGGTGCAGCCTGAACACCTACAGAAAATAAAACAGTATTTACTCCAGACTGGCGATCGGCAGATGTACCTGTTTATCGGCTTTCTCTACTATACTTTCACCCGGCCGCACGAAGAAGTAAGGCTGCTGAAGGTGGGTGATATCCGGGAAAAAACGATTTTCATCCCGGCTAAACGGGCCAAAAGCAACCGGGGCGAACACATCAGCATACCGGCCGGGCTGGAGGCGCTGATCACCGAATTTGAACTAAGAAAATACCCAGCTGACCACTATGTTTTCACACTCGATGGAAAGCCTGGTACCATGCACGTGGGCGAAAAATATTTTTACCGCAAACACCAGTATCTACTCTCAGCACTGGATCTGGATGGTTTGGGTTACAGTCTATACGGTTATAAGCATACAGGGGCGCTGGAGCTGTACGCCATGACAAAAGACATCCTGGCAGTAAAGACCCACTGCCGGCATACCTCCTCCACCCAGACGGATACTTATCTGCGGAAATACGGGGCAATGCTCAATGAAAAAGCGATATTAATGGTCAAATTTTAATCTTATACAATCTATAAATAATACAAATTCTGGCCCGGATTTTGATAAGTATTGTAGTTATGACACAAACTTTCGATTTACGCACCCAAGAAGGAATTGAGGATTTTAAGCATTATGCAGTTGTGTGTACGAAGTATTTTCTATCAGAATTGCCTGAGAAAACAGGAAAGGCATCGTATGGCCACTGGATGAAAGAACATGAAAGCCGAGTAGAAACAGAAACAGCGTATGGCGTTCCTAATTTTTTATCTGGAGGCCCATTAGTTCTACCTGGTTTGGGCCAAAAGGAGATAGGTAAAAAAATCTGGATAGAGACTGTTGATGCTTATTTTGCTAACACTCCTCAAGAATAAGATTCTTAAGACCTACTCTGAACAGGCCGGCGCAGGACTGACAGAGAGAAAGCCCGGGTGTTATACCCGGGCTTTTGTTTTTAACTAAACTGACTGTCTTCTTCAATATCCTGCTGTAACGTTTCAGCATCCTGGATATCTGTCAGTGAAACTATCGCCTTGAGCACTGTAGGAAAACGGCGGGTGTTGGCATCAATACTCTGAAGCAAAGTCAGCATTGCGGCACCTTCGGCACTGTTAGGGCTTTCCCCAGCGGGTAGTCCTGCATCACCTCCCAGGCCTCCATTGTTCAGCTTCACCCGGGCACCTCCACGATAGAGCGAAGTATCCAGCAGTTTGTCTACAATATCCCGGTTATTGGTGTAGGTAGACCGGCTCAGGACCATGATCGGCTCGCCGCCTTCCATCTCCGCCAGGCGGGCACCCGTACGATTATCAACCAGGTCAATTCCGCCGTCGGAGTGGAGGGGCCCCGAAGGCACGCCGGCGTTCCGGAAGAAATTCATTCCGCCGTTGGCCAGCTTTTTAATCCCGGATCCCATTTTCCGGAACAACGCACCGAAAGAGAACTCCGGAATGGGCGTAGCGATGATTTTGGCCGTAGTCAGGCCGGCCAGAATACCCGTTACAATCTGAAGTGGGATGTTGGGCGCGGCCTTGATCACGGCCAGGGCACCGGAAATAATCGAATTGGTGATGGCAATAGCCTTGTCCTGCTGGGCTTGCTTCCGCTTCAGCTCCCGGGTCTTTTTGTCGGTAGCCTCTTCGGTGGCAGCCACGGCCGCGTCGTACTGATCTTTGGTGATCCGCTTGGCATCCAGTTCCTGCTTTAGCTTCAGCACCTTGGCTTTTTTGGCTTTTTCTGCCTCATTGATATCCTTATCGGTGCTGATTTTGCCAAAATCGCTGATGGCCTGCAGGCCGCCCTGGGCCAGGCTGGCAATGGTATCCATCAGCTCCTGCTGGCGCTGCTTTTCCCGCTGGTGGTTTTCTTCCCGGAGCGCGTCGATGTCGTTTTCGGCCTGCTGACGGATGGCCTTTTTCTCATCTTCGGTCAGCTGAGTGTTCTGCAGGTCGATATCGCGGAGTGTAGTGATCCGGCTGATCTGGGCCTGGAGGATCGCTTCTTCGTTGGCCCGAACGTCCTTCGGATTTTTCCGGGCCTGGATCTCCGCTTCGACCAGCTCCAGATCGGCCCGGGCAATGGCCGACCGGTTGGCCAGCTCCAGTTCCTGCTTGGCGTAGTCTTCGCGCAGGCGCTGGATATCAGCCGCTGCCTTGGCAACGATGAGCGCCTTCTGATCTTCGGTCAGCTGGGTATTCTTTAGGTCGATGTCCCGCTGGATCTCCAGTTTGCTGATGTGTGCATCGAGCAGTTTGGCCTGGTTCTTTCCGGCCGCGACAATTTCCTGATCCGCCCGGGCGATCGCGTTTTTATCCGCGTACTCCTTATTGATCTGGGCGATGTCGGTCTGCAGCTTGGTTTCGATGGCCTTCATCAGGGCCGCTTTCTGCTCAGCGGTGGCCTTCGATTTATTGACTTCCTCCTTTTCCCGCTGGGCTGCTACCTCAGCCGCCCGGATCTTGCGGGCCTGCTCGTTGGCGATGGCCTGAATTTCCAGGTCCTCCAGCTTTTTGCGGGCTGCCTCCTCTTGCTTCAGCCGGTCGGCATCGGCTTTTTCCTGCTGTTTGCGGAGCCGTTCCTGCTTCTTTTTCTCCTTCTCACTGATGATTTCCTCATCCTTTGACCCATCGTTGAGCGCTTCCGGATCTTTGGGGCTACCAGGTGCCCCGGGCTTAGGGACGGTGGGCGGTTTCAGCTCCGATTTTACCTTGTCTTCGTACCCTTTTTTGAAGGCATTGCCCAGGCGTTCACCTTCCGTGAGGGCCAGCCCGACCGGATTGGCTTTGACGATCGACTTTCCAATGTCGGCCAGGCCTCCGGAGATATCGCCGTTTTTTAGCTTATTGAAACCATCGACAAACTGACCGACCGATTCTTTAATGATAGTAAACACTTCGAAAGCAACGGCACCCAGACCAGCGATGCCGGCACGCACGGTTTCCGATCGGTTATACAACTGGATAAAGCCGGCCGTAAGCAGGGCAACTGCGGAAATTATAAATCCTATGGGATTTGCTTTCATTGCCGCACTTAATCCCTCTGTAGCAAATTTCGAGGCCACTTTAGCGATCGTCTCAATTCTTAAAGCAGCAGCAGATCTTAGTGTATTAGCATGAAATAAGATCTGCTGAAAATTTAAAGCGATGAGGGCAATACCTAAAGCGGCAATTATTTCCTTGTTTTCACGAAGAAAGCCAGGCAAAGCCCGCAGTACTCCGATGAAAGTAAGCCCGGCACTGGATATTTTTAGGAAAACGGGCAAAAGCCCCTGACCTACTTCTACCTTCATCTGCTCGTATACCTTGGCATTCTTAGCCAGTTGGGCGGCCGCATTGGTGTTTTTGAGGTTAAACTCATCCGTAAGGCTGGTGCCCTTCTGAAATTCCGTATTGGCCAGCGCCTGTTTTTGTCGCACCAGGTCGGTCTGATTGGCCAATAAACTGACCACTTTCGTCGCTTCCTGGCTTTTGATGTTGAGGCCTTCCAGCGTCTGCACGATCTTGCTGTTGCTGGCCCCTTTCAGGCTTTCGGCCAGGCGGAGAAGAACTTCGTTGGGATTGGTATTGATCAGCTTTTTAAACTCTTCGTTGCTGATGCCGATCTGCTTGGCAAAGCCGGCCGTGTCTTTTGATGCAGTCAGCAGTACGTTGGTCACACCACCAGCTGAGATCTCAGCGGTGAGGCCCAATTCCTGAAAAGCAGCTCCCAGGCCCAGGGTCTGGGTGATCTGTGGTGCCAGGTTGCCCAGCTGACCGATCCGGGCGGTGAAGTCAGCGACTACGGGACCGGTGGCAGAGCCGGCCGCACCCAGGGCATTGACCGCTGAGCCGATCCGGTTGATGGAATCCCCGGCATCGATGTCTTTGGTTTCCCTGAAAAGCTTCTGCAGTACGCCCATTTTGGCGGCTACTTCTTCAGCGCCACCGGTAAACTCATCGCCCAGGGCAACCACGGCTTTGTCGACCGATTCGGTAAAGCCCAGGATCTGATCATTGGCCACGCCCAGCTGACCGCCGACAACCACAATGGCCTGCAGGTCTTCCTGGCTGGTACGGGTGTCGATCTTCCCTAACTCATCATTCAGCCGGGCTACTTCGTCGGCAGTCAGGCCGGTTGCTTTCTGGATATCGGCCAGGGCGTCGCTGGTTTTGGCAGCCGCTTCGATGGATTCCCGACCGAAGTCTTTCACGAATGAAACCGCTTCCTGCAATCCGATGTGAATGCCGGCGAAAGCAGTGGCTTTCTTGGCAAACTCCAGGAAACCGTTGCCACCGTTGCCCAGCTCCCGTTCGATGTCTTTGATATCGGTTTTGACCGCATTGAGCCGTACGTTGATGGCTGCCAGCTCCCGACTTTTATTGACAAATGCCTCCGTACCTGGTACCAGCTGCTGCAGTTCCCGATTGGCCTGCCGGGCTTCGTTTTGAATTTCCTTCAACGTCTGACCAGCACGCTGACCGTTGATGTCGAGATTGACCTGAATATTATCTTGCCTGACGGAAGCCATGGTTATTTGAAATTATCGGTAAGAGATTGGGAAGCGGCCTGGATGTAGACATCAGTCAGGCTCCGGATCAGCGGGGTCAGCATCGAATAGAAGGGTTTGGCAAACCAGCGTTTGGGTACCAGCTGGTTTTTGCGCTGCCGGCTCTTGGCAATGCCCCAGGCAATGCGGTTGATGGCCCGGCTTTCGGTGGGTATTCTGCCTTTGGAGTAGCCAGGTACGAACTTGAATTTGTTCAGCCCGATCTGCTTGATAAACTCCTCGAGCGCAGAAACGGGCGGCAGTTTCTTGTGCCTGACGTTGCGCATGTCCTTGATCCGGCCGGCCTCCTCAAACATCAGGCGCAGGCGCATGGTCCCTTCGGCCGCGGCCCGCAGTACATCGTACTGGAGGGAGCGGAGCAGTTCACCGGATAAAATGAGTTTGCGCTGCGAGATCTGGTAAGCCAGCACGCGCAGTACTTCGGAAGCCCAGGCGTCGAGTTCTTCCCGGACTAGTTGATCGAGGGTAGCTTGATCCATGCCCGAAAGGTAGTTTCCGGGCATGGGCTAGGGTAGGACGAAAAAGAGGGACTAGGAGATGAGCACGTCGGCCGGCATCGACAGCGCCCAGCGGTATTCGATATGATGGAAAGCTTCTACAATGGCCACGCGGTGAAAGCGCAGGTAAGCCGGCCGCTCGTATTCCTGCGCCTGCTGTTTACGCGTCAGCGAATTTTGCACTTCAATGTAGTCTGCCTGGTAGTTGTGGCAGTTAGGAAGCTGACTTACGGCGTGAGCCAGTTCCTGGAGTGTGATCAGGATCATCGGGTTCAGATAGGTATTTGGCAACAGTTCGATGTGATATATCCAGCTGGCGGGCAATGGCACGATCGGAAAGCTTCTGTGCTTTTAACTCAGCAATTTTCAGGCGCAACTTGTCATCGAGTTTGGGGCGGCCGTTGGGAATACCCTTGGCTTTGGCCCGGGCGATGCCGGCATTGATCCGCTCCACCAGGCGGACTTTCTCCTGCTTGGCCAGCGTACTCAATAACGAAATGATGACGTGCTTAAACATACCGGAGCTATCAATGTACTGCTCGGTCAGGGACCGGAAGTGTACGCCGTAGCTCTCCAGCTGGTCAAGGTACTGAATGGTCTTCACCGTGCCCTCCCGGCTGAACCGGTCGAGGCTCCAGAAAAGCAGCGTGCTGAACCGGTGCTGGTAGGCATCGCCCATCATACGCTTGAACTGGGGCCGCTCGGCTTCGGACTTGCTGCCACTCACTACGTCCACGTATTCGTCGATCACTTCAAAACCGTGGGAACTGGCAAACCGCCGAAGTTCGATGAGCTGATTTTCGGCGGTCTGGTCTTTGGTGGATACCCTGGCGTAAATGGCTACTTTCATCCAGCCTTCCGGTTATATGTTTCGATGTTCTGAAGCTGCTTTACTTTAGCACTCATTTCAGTGAAACGATTCATTAACTCTACAAATAACAGATCGGGGTCATGGTTATGTCGAGGTGGTATACTGAGACACCAGGCTTTACCCGACGTGGCACATAATTGATCAATCCAGTTGTCGCACTTTTTCAGAAGCTCCTCATCTGAAAGAGTGCATTTGTCTTTTGTTTCGCTCACTGTAATCTGATTTATAGTTTAAGGTCGCTTGTTTGGAAAAGCTTAATTGGAATGAAATATTACTTATTGATAACCTGGGACTTTACCACTTTTAATTATAGGAAGGAAATCAAGTAACCTTTCGGCTTTGATTACATATCCTAAATTCATCATCAGATTAAGACTTGGAATTTTCTCTTTACGAGTGGGTATGTCAATTATCTCCATTTTGCCTTCAGTGGTGATTTGAGGGCCAGCATATAAAATCCCTAATAAATAAAATCTTTTCCCGAAACCTGGGCCTTTGATTTTATCAAGTACAATACCATCATTTACAATCAAAACCGGTGATCCACTTGAGCCAGGAAAGCAGGCAGCATCAATCACAAATTCCTTTAATCCGTTAAAATCATATTTTGGGTGTGATGCCGTAATTCCTCTTCTTATCAATGGGAAATTATTTACTTCATCCCATAGTCCATTGGGATAACCTACCATGATGATATCCTCAATAGCATTTAATTTGTCAATTTCCTCTTTGGTTGGAAGGAGTTCGTCACTGATATGCATTGTTCTGTAGCCTCCTGGTCTCATACTACCAGTTCTAAAAGGCATAATGCAGAGATCAACATTTGGGTCAGGGTGTAAAATCCATTTCTCTTCAAAATCTCTAAAACCCTGACCAACTTTCTTTAAATGAGGAGGTGTACTTTCAGGAAGATTTAAGCTCAAAATAATGTTGCCGGTTATTGAATCTTCTATTACATGCTTGTTTGTTACGATTACCGACAGGAGGATAGTGTTGCCTTCCCAATAGCTAAAAAAGAATCCTGTTCCTGTACTAGTCGAGCCATCTTTTAACACACACTCTATTCGTACAGTACAAAGAAGCATCTGCTCTGCAAAAGATAATTCCATTAGAAGAAAAGTTTGGAGGTGGACATAAAGGTACTCCTTTTTGCCCATCACTCCACCCGGCCCAAACAGCGAAATTTTGGACATTTTTTGCCCAATTTTTGGGGAGGGTTTTTGTCCACTATCGGACGGCGGCCAGCACCAGTTTGGCCGGCTTGGTGATGGGTACAGCTACACTGATTTTCTTCACGAAAAAATTCACGCCCCTCACGTGGACCTTTTGGGTAAAATCAAAATTATAGATGTCATCCGCACTCAGATTGAAATTCTTGTTGACATCGAAGGTCTTTTGCAGAAAAGCCAGGTACTCTTTCCAGAAACGATCGTGCAGGCCTCCGGCTCCGTTCCACTGGAGCTTATACCCGTTGAGTTCTCCGCTGGCTTTGGGATACCCATTAGTAAGACCATTCCAGAACAGCAGCCGGGGAGCAAACTTGGATTCCTTCAGTGAATCGAACAGGGGTGAAATTCCCTTCTGTTTGGTCAGGGGTACGCTGATCGGAGCCTGGCCGGTGGTGAAGGGGAAAGAAACCGTTTCCTGCACGATGGGAGAAAAAGGAACGGATTCGCTTTCGTCGCCCGCGTAGGGATCAAACACCGGATCCAGGGGCGTAGCCTTGGTGGTTTCATCATCAGCATCCAGGGCGAAGGCCAGGCCAATGGAAACCGTTTCGTCGGTCTGTTCAATTTCGTGATCGATCTGCGCTTTATCGGTCCAGTCGGTTTTACACTCCCCTTTAATCACTTCCCGCAGAAATCGAACGGATACGGTCTTGAGCCGGGCATCGAAAAAGTAGCCCAGGCAGAAGGTTTTCCGGACGGCATTCAGGAATTCACTCACGGCCAGCGCCGGCATATGATCGGCGTAGCGGATGATCTTCTGGTAAATGTTAAAGAGCATATCCGGCTCCTCAATTTTGCGATCGAGCGAGCGGGTATTGTAGACCAGCAGCTTATCCAACGTGGCATCGTCGAAGAATTCTCCGGTGGCCGTGTATCCGGCCAGCTCAAATAGCTTGCGGACAATAAAGTGCAGGAAAAACATCGGCACCAGGCAATCGCGGGTGAAGTTGCCGATCTCATTGTGCCGGTATCCGCCGTCGTAATAATTCATGTACCCGGAATAATTGGGATTTTCCTCCGCGTAAAAGCCCGGATTATGGATCATCGGAAATACGTAGCCTCCGGAAGCGGAGGTGTTGGCCAGGCTGGCATTGGGAAAAGGGGCAATCGATTCGTAAGTCAGCAGTTGTAGGGGAATGGCCGACCACAGGAATACCCCTTGCTCTATGAGATAAACCCGGAACGTAAACACGTAACTGCCCGGCACGTTGGGCGTCACCAGCAGCACCTTCCCGTTATAGATGGCTTTGGCAGGAATGGAGCTGGCATTGATGGCACCGCACAACGCCTGGAGTGCGGAAGGCAGTTCGGCATCGTATTCGGCCGTTACGGTGGTACCCAAGTAGGCAAACTGCAGCTGGTACTTGCCCGGCGATCCGACCTGGGGCATATCGAACCGATAGGTAGCCGCATTGATGTAGTAAGTACCCGGTTGCACAAAAGCGGCCGGTAAAGTCTCACTTCCCAGGTTGAGGAAGTTGAGTGTGGCATCGCCCAGTTTGGCACTCACGCCACCGTCCGACTCAGTGATGTTGCCGGAATACTTTTTGGTAGTGGCGGTACGCAGCTTAAAAAATCCCCGGATCACCAGTTTTCCCGCATCGTAGAGTTCAGCCGGGTAGGTTTGCTGCCGGCTGGCCGCACTCTGCAGGTTTTCGGGCGCTCCCAGTTCCTCACTGGACTCGGGCGTGATGGGAAAATCAAAGGGCAGGGTCCGGCTGCCCTTCACCACGCTGTCATCAAACATTGGCGTTTGGTATTCGACTTCGATGCTGGTTTTGGGAAACAGGGGAATGATCCGGCCATTGATTCGAAATTCTAACATATCAGGGAGCTACCGTATAGCCGGTGCCGGGCTTGAGTTGAAATTCTTCGTAATAGTTAAAGAGCAGATCCCCGTTGTCATCGTAGCTGGAAGTCTGGTACCCGGAGCCGATCAGGGCTTCCGTTCCGGAGAAGGGCCCCATTGGATTCTCACTGTCGAACGGCCCGCTGCCGGTCTGTCCGTAGTCGCGGATCTGGAGGCTGATGTCAGTCACGTTGAGCAGATTGCCACCCGAATCGCGGAATACCACATAGTAATCCCAGGTCGCATCAATACCGCCGTTCTGATCGGGATAGCTCACCTGGTAGTTTCGCTTTTCGCCCTTGGCGTAAATGACCGAACATACCCCGTTGGCATTGGCGTAGTCCTGTTTCTGGGCATCGAAAGCCGCCTGCGCCGCTGCCTGGGCCGCCGCCTGGCTGATGTTGGAAGAGAAGGTACCGGCCGCAATGGTAAAGGTGACAGTGCTACCCACGCCACCCTCGCAGTTGTTGCGCTGCACCTGGCCCGAAATGGCCGTATTGTAGTAGGTGGGCAGTTGGCAGCTTCCCTGTTCGTTGGCCAGCGCCTGCTTATTGGCATCAAACCAGGCCTGGGCCTGCGCCTGGGCATCCTGCTGACTGTCGGCCGAAGAGAAGGTGCCGGCTGGTACGGTAATGGTGACAAAGCTGCCCACCTGACCCGAATCGCAGTTGTTTTTCTGCACTTGTCCGGTGATGGTCAGGTTGAAGTACAGCTCCGGAGCGGGCGGTAAAACGGGCATGCGGCTGTAGTTGCGAACCTTGTGATTGGCAACGAACCGGAGCCGGGCACCCGTTTCCGAAGCAGAAGCGTCGGGAGATACCGGAATCCAGTCTTTGGCATCGAGCCGGACACTGATCAGTTCGCCCTCACTCACCCGGTACATTTCTTTGGCCAGGAACAATTCCTGCAGGTACTGCTTGTAAGCGGACTTCAGGATACCGGTAAAAACGGTCACCGACTCTTCTCCCTCCAGGGAATTCACTGAAGTTTCAAAATCGGAGGGGCTGTAATCATCCTTGAGATAATTTTCAATCACTTCCCGGCTCATCGTCAGGGTTTCCGATCGGGAACCCGTAAAGCGGATGGTATCGAATCCGCCCAGGCTGTTATTGAAAATAAAGTACTGCACATTGCGCCGGTACCGGCGATCAATGTGGTAAGTACGCAGTTCGGAAATGCGCTCATTGGCTTCGTTGGTGAGGAATACCGACCACTTTTTTACCGTTTTTTCCAGGCTGGCCAGGTTGAGTTCGGTATACCCGGCCGGCATTTTATAGACCTGAAAGGGGCGGATGTTGTCCTTTTCCAGCCGATCGACGATGGTGCTGGTACCATCAGCAAAATCCACCTTCGTCCAGAGAATCAGCTTCTGGGGAAGGGGCGTGAAGTTGGTGAGGAAATACAGGTATTCCTGCTGGGTATTGTCCACCAGCTTGTCATTGGGCTGCCAGGTCAGAAATCGGTGGGTCGTGGCCAGGTAGGAATCGAAAAAGTTATTCCGGTACCGGGCAAAATCCTCGTACGACAAACCAGCTTTCAGCGCGTATTCGACTGGCAGCTCCACTTCGGTATTGTCGGGCTGCCGGCGTTCGATGAGCCGGTAAGGGGTGGTCGTCAACGGGCATTCGGTGATGGTGGCCTGGCCAAAGGAAGGGGCATTATACCGCAGGGCTTTGTCCAGTGAATCCTCCAGATAAAAATACGCTGCATCCAGCAGGAGATTCCCGCCAATGGACCGGGCCGGGCGCTCGCTGGCCTCCAGGGCAATGCGCCGCAGATAGGTTTCCGAGAGGTATTCTTCGGGCAGCATCAGGTCCACGAAATAGCGAAGCACGCTCCGATCGTCAGCCGGCAGCGCCTCCATTTTATGCACGATGGGATTTCGGGCCAGGCGCATTTTCAGATGCACCAGGTCCTGAGCAAGGGCGGGAATGGTTTCCAGTATCATTCGTAGGAGGGGTCAAAGGTGGGATCAAAAATGCCTTCCTGCCATTGGTCGGGATCTACGCAGAAAGCAGTTTGCCGCTGCTGATCGAACTCTACCCGCCAGCCGTAATCGTCATCGACGAACAGGGCACTGATGGGCTCTACTGTCAGGCTGGCCGTATTAAAATCAAACTTCCGGTCCAGTTTGTCCCTCCGCATCCGTGCCAGTACCTGGAAAGTAATGCGCTCCAGCTTTTCCCAGAGGGCATCGCGTTCCGCTTTGGTGCCGCCCTGCAGGTTTTCCAGAATGACGAAAGCGCCCAGCCGATCGACCACGACGTGCCGGGCACCGTTGTCTTTTATGACTGAGGTGGGCGTTTCCAGCCAGAGGCAGGGATACTGCAGATCGGAGCGAGACCGGCCGATGATGTCGGCACTGGGGCCGTGCACGAAGTCTTTGATCTCGACGTGCTCCATGGCCAGGGTGCGGAAGTAGGTCAGAAAGTCTACCAGTTTATTCTCGGTCGTCATGGTCGAGCTTTTTCTTTTTGAGGTAAGCGAAAATGGTATGGATGGGCGTAAAGCAAGTGGCTTCCCAGTTGCCGAATACCTGCTTTTCGGCCAGGTCGTAGAGCAGATCGATATAAGGATTGCCAGCCCCTTTCTTTTCGATGGGGTTGCCCGCCTTATCCAGTTCGGGTTCCTCGAAAACCTTTTTGTACCGTTTGTCCATCGTGCGCAGCCCAGATACGGCCACCTGCAGCGCAGTTACCTTGACGGCCAGCGGCAGATCGGCCAGGGCTTCGGCTCTCCGGCCAGCAATGGCCGCATTGTACTTCTCCCTGGGGTCGCCGTTCCATTCCGGATCACTGGTATCCAACCCGGCTTTCTGCGGCCGGCACATCGTGGCCAGCAGCCCATCCAGCGCCTTCAGGTCGGGGTTGTCCTTCTTTTTGGGGTTGGTGAACTGCTTGAAGTAAAAATCGATCATGGCGTATTCGATGCCGGTCACGTAGGAAAACTGGGCATCGGGCAGCAGGTACGTCTGGCCTTTGTGCTCGAATTCGTGGAGCTGCTTGCCACTGGGCTGGGTGAGCCAGAGGAAATCAATCACCCGAAACAGATCGTACCACTGCTCAGGCGTCAGCTTCCGGAACTGACGTCGGCCCATAAAGCTCAGCGGGATGAGGTAACGCAGTACTTCGCGCCGGCTCCGGGGGCTGTCGGGCTGGAAATAGGTCATAGGTACGACTTTCAGCAGTTGCTCTGCCGTCAGATCGTCCCAGCTGGCCGGCAGGAGGCACGTCTTTTTATTGATCTGCAGCTTGTTCATAGGTGTAAAGGCTGTCGTTTTGGATTTCAAACTCCACTTTATGGTGGCGAATAAAGAAGTAATGCCCTTTCTCGTTGGGCACCGTTACGAAGTGGCCGCAGCTGGCCAGCCCCAGCAGGAGAAGCAGCCACCGGAGGGTTTTGTAAAGCTTCATAGGATGATTAACAGGATAAAAAGCAGGGTTAAGACGACTCCGATGCCAACGGTGAGCCGGGCTTTCAGGGACTGTTTCTTGAGCTGACCTTCCAGATGTTTGATCTCTTTGTGTTGCAGATCGATGAGCCGCTCCATCTGAACCATGACCGTATCGCGCTGGGCTATCTTCTGCTGCAGCAGGTCGATTTCCTTTTCCCGGGTGAGAATGATGGACCGCTGGATCTCTACTTTCTTTTCCAGGCCGGCCACCTGCTTGTCCTTCAGCCCGACTTCCTGCTTATCGAATTCGCCGTTGGTGATCAGCTTGGCCAGTTCCTTGACCTGTTTGGTGGAAAAGGCGAAAATGGTATCGTTGCCCTCGACGATCAGCCGGGGCTTGAGTGTGCCAAACTGAGGCACCTGGCTACGGGTGCCCTGGGCTTTCTGCCCGTAGGCCGTGCCGGCCAGCATCAGCAGGGAGATAAAAAGTATAAGCCGCTTCATTTCTTCTTCAGGGATTTCGTGTTGAAATACTCTACCAGTTCCTCGGGCTTCAGCCCATCAATTTTTCGTTCGGCCGCTGCCCGGTTGATCTTCAGTTCCTCCAGATCGCGCACCGCCTGGGCGATTGCCCGGTCGTGGCGGAGGTTGATTTCCTTGAGCCGCTGCACTTCCTGCCGGAAGGAATCGATCTGGGCATCTTTCACCTGGTCATTGATCCGGAGCGAATCCATCTGCGTATCGATCTGCTTGCTGAGCTTTTCGATCTTGACCGTGTTCTCCCGCACCTGGTAAGCCTTCTGCGAAGTGATCATCAGCGAGATGAACACCAGCGCGGCCAGCCCGACCTGGAGGTGGGTGCCCAGTTTGGAAAACTTATTCCGAAACCTCTTTTTCAGCTTCAGCACCAGGGCTATCAGGAGTGATTTCATCTTTGGAGAGTTTCATGGAAATTTTCGATTCAATTAGTTGCGCTACGAAGGGGCTGATAATGCCCAGCTTGGAAAATTGCTTCACGATCAGAATGATCAGGGCCGACAGCAGGATGGCAAAAACCGCCTGTGGCAGCCAGAAAAACCAGGTGTTGTACTTGGCGGAATTGGTGGCGATGTAGAGCAGTATGATCGCGCCCAGGCTGTTGCCGTTGGTGGCCAGCAGCTTGCGGCCGGCCAGCGGCCAGCTCAGCTTTCCGTCCCGGTAGTGCAGCCAGAGTTCGGCCAGCAGCGCGATCACGTACGCGATGAGCATAAACCCGATGGCCCTGGGCTCCGGCCACACGTAGGCCTGCACGAAGCCGGCTACCCAGGAGGCCGAAGTGGCCAGGATGGGTTCGGCGGTGCCGCTTACGGTTTTGGATATGACCTGCAGGGAGTCGGATTGCTGCATTTTATCGGTTGTGTTCAGTGTGTTGCTGCTCAATATTTCGGGCTACCTCATCCAACATCACCATGCATTTTTCAATCAGCTCCAGCTTTTCGGCATCGGACAGCTCCAGACTGAGAATGCCCAGGATGGAGTAGGCCGGCCGGGTGACCCGGTGGTTGAGCTGGTGCAACAGTTCCCGGTACAATGTTTCGTAATCCGGCCGGGCGACCCTGGGTCTGCCGGGGCCGCCTCTCAGTGCCATAGCTATACAGTAAAAGATGGTGAATTGCGGTTGTCAGGCCGGTTGTACGCCTGCTTGTTTTGCGTGCACAGGTAAGTCTGGGAAGCCGCGTAAGTCGGAAACTTGACCACATTGGCCTTCAGGTACTGATCCAGATCGGCCAGGTAAATGCGGGCTACCCGCTCGGCATTACTCCGGAAGCCTTCCACGTCAATTCGGTTGGCTGCCAGTTTCTGGCGGATGCCGTCGTGTTCGGCCAGCACCCGCACGCCGGCACTGGTGATCTGCACCGTGATTTCGGGCAGCGCTTCGGCCAGTGCGAAATTGCCCAGTGCCTTATTGATCCGGCCTACCAGGTCCTTATTGTCAGCCGTCAGGCTACCAGTCAGCAACTGGCTTTTCAGTTCCTCAAACATTTCCGGTCCCAGCAGCCCTTTGATGTAGATGGTTTCCGCCCGGTCGATGTAGGTGCGGAGCATCAGGAAGGTGCGCCGGGAGTTGCCGATCTTGATGATCTTGCTCAGCTCGCGGGTGCTGGTGATCAGTAGATCCCGGTAATTTGCATAGCTGTCGGAGTTGGTCCAGACCGGAAACTGAACGGCATTGTCTTCCAGGAACTGCAGCGCCACGTCGAGGTAGGAATCCCCGTTGTTGTAAGCCGACTGCTCCAGGTTGTTGTAGGTCCACTGCCGGACCGGTCCGGTGTGCTGGTTGCCCACTTCCGACAAGCCGGCATCCCCAGCCTGAAGGGTCAGGAACGGGCAGGCCTCCAACAGAGCGAAATACGACAGCGCCCGCTCCAGCAAAAAGAACAGGTGCTGCTCAAACGTATTGATGCCACCGGTGGCAATGTGGTCGATCAGCTCCGGGCCGACCGCTTCCACCAGGTATTTGTCCTGGGCCTGCTGTACAAAGGGCAGAATGGTATCCGGATGGATATTCTTCTGCAGGTTGCCCAGGTGTTTCTTCAGCTGGGCAGTAGTCGTTATGAGTTGTTCCATTAGTCTGGTTTGGGGTTGGATGGATCCTGGGTGCGGCCTACGCCTTTGGAGTCCGGAGCAGCAATGCCACTCACGTCAATGTCTTCAATGCCGATGAACAGGGAGCGGTCCCAGCCCATAATGGGTTTGATGATCCGGTTGAAAAAGTCCAGTACAATCTGCCGTTTGGTGGGCGTACGCAGGGCAATGTGCAGCTTATAGGAGATCAGCTTCTCCGATCCGGAGCCGCCTACTACCTTCCCGCTTTCAATGCTGGCCAGGCTGGGGTCGATGCCGTGCCCCTGAATGTGCGCCATATTGGCCTGGGTAGTCGTGCGGTCGTAAGCCTCATCGGACAGTTTACTGTCAATGGGTATGATCTCAAAGCCGGGAATCGGCTTGCCATCCAGCCCGGTCGAGAATTTGGAAATGAAAGCCTTGCCGGCATTCTTGGTACCAGACAGCCACTTATTCATTTCGTTTATTAGATCCTCCTCTGCCTTTTCCTGGGCTTCCTTTTCCGCTCCAAACTGGTTAAAATAATCCCGGGGAATCTTGATGTGATAGCGGAGGTTGTAGCCGTTTTCCAGCCCGGAATCGTGGAAAATGGGAATCTTATTGCTCACCTTGGTCCAGTTCTCGGTACCCCACCATGCCGGCTGATCGTAGTAGCTCTGCCCGGGCATCAGGTCGCGGCCGTGGTAGAGGAACTGGTGATACTTCAGCGGGTTGGTCCGATCGTAAGCCGGAACAATGACATTGTTGGCCTTCTTAAAATTGGCCCAATCGGGATTGAGAAAGTACTTTTCGATCCGCCCGTTCTTCGGATTACGCTTGCCTGCCCGGGTATCGGTACAGTCAAACGACTGAATGCTTTCCACTTTCTTTCTGACATCCAGCGAACCGACCTGAAAGGTATTGGCCGACAACTCCAGGTTATAGAAGGCGCTGCGCATGTGGTTGACCACATCGACCATCTCCATCCAGTCTTCGATCTCCGGACTTTCAACCAGCTCCATTACCGTCCGCTTCCCATCGATGACCTTCCGGAAGACGGCCGGGCGAAGGCCCAGCAGGAAGTCGCGGCCGGTGGTGATCAGCTGCGGCTTGATGTGATTGGCCGCCATCAGCTTGAGCATGCGCTGCGGCTTGAGGTTGTCAGCTCCCCAGTAGGCCCATTCGATGGTGGATCCGGAAGAAGCCGGCACGCCGTCGAGCGTGTCGATCTGGCCACCGGTGATTTCTACCAGGGCTTTGCCGCCTACGATGTAGTAATCAGGTCTGATTCGTTCTACTCTGCTCATTAGTGTCGGATTCTGATGCCGTTAAAGTGGGTCAAAAGGGGAATGCGGATGCTGAAAGGGCGGTCTTTGATCGGATCGTAGAGCAGCAGCACGCCGGATTTCTTGATGTTGATCTTAAAATTTCCGTTGGCTACCGTGGCTCCCTGCAACTTGCCCGGGCCGGACTTGGTGCACCGGTCTTTGCGCCCGACTGTGCCATCGGTTTTGACGTACTGGATGGAAAAACTTTTTTGCTTATCGCCATCGATGTACTGATCAATTTCCGCCAGCACGACGGCCAGCCTGATCTCGGTTCTGTTCATTGTCCCTTCGAATTATGATGGCAATTCTAGCTTTTAAAGGCCCGGCAGGGTAGGACGGAAACATTTTGAGGGGAATAAGACCGGGAAAACGGGGCGATTATTATCTGCTGAAAGGTCAATGGTTTGGCATTCAGGCCGATGACACCCAAAAAAGCCCCGGAAATTATTATTCCCGCGCTTTCGAGTGCGCGCCCTTTATCGTTTCGGCAATTGCCATTTTCGAAAAAACGGTTTTTACCGGTGGGGGTGGTGCAAACAAAAAACGGGCACTGTGGCCCGTTTGGAAGGTTTTGCTAGGCAATTGCCTAGATGAATCGCACCTGGTAAGGTTGATAGGAATCGAAGCCGAACAGGTGGGCATACTTGAACATTGCTATGTTATCAAAGCAGTCTCCAAAGTGGGTAGCCCGCTCCTGATCAATTAGTAAGTCCTCTGATCGCTTATCTTTCTTGAAGTCCTTAAACATCGGAGTGTTCTTCATACTGATGAACAGGAATTTGCAGTTGTTCTGATTGATACGCACCCAGGGCATACGGGTATTGCTCTCCCCCAACAGGCCATTGACTACCAGGTGACGTAAGCGGTGCTCACTATCCAGGCCCTGGGCTTTGAGGGTAGCCTTCCAACCGTGAGTAGCAAAGCGCTCAATCATCGATTCATAGAAGGTCTTGGTCATACCAGGAGAGCGGTTATTGCCATTGCGATCCCCGTACAGGTAGATCTCTTTACATGGGTGATGCTTATAGGTATCACACACCAGGTCCACCGCTGCCTCTACCAGGGTAATGCCTACCGCCTTCTTAGCAAACAGGGCATTATCAATACGAAACTCCCTGCCTACCTCCTGACACACCAGCACACTCACAATAGCTGCATTAAAGTCCCAGCTGCTGTCCTTGGGCTTATTGGGGTCAATGAAGTTAGGGGTGGATACCCATAGCCCGGCCTCATTCTGGAAATAGTCGTAGGTATTGGATACCATATGTTTCGCCTCCACCAGGGCAGGGTAGAAGCAATTGGGTACCTCAGCTAGGCGCTTATTCCATACCTCCACGTCCATCTCCAGCTGGGAAAGCGTTTCGCTCAATTCCTCAATATAATTGGGCGGTAAAACGTGCTTATTGTCTTCCGAAGTCGCTTCAATAAAAAAGTAGCGATCCGGGGCGGTCTTTTGCAGCTCCTCGGTTTTATAGATCCACTGCCCACTGGGCAGCCAGGCGGCCGACGAATAATCGCACAATTCCCCGTGCAGGTAGTGATCGAACCGGTACCGGTTGCCCCGGACCATGGGTTTAAGCACTTTATTGAAAATTTCCTCTTTGACCAGGGCACTCTCGTCCACGTCGCCACCATCGTAGTTTCCACCGCGATTACTGTCCGGACGATCCAGCGAAAGCATCTCCAGCGTATAGCCATTGCAGAAAGTGACGGTATTATCGTAATTCCGGGGCGGCTGGTAGGGTTTGGGCCACCAGTGGGGCGGCCGGGTGCCGATTACGTAATGGCCGGCCTTTTTATCGCGGTCAAACTCTTTGAATCCGCAGGTACGCCAGCTTTCTTCGGCGGAGGGCAGCGTTTTGGTTAAAATCTGATTGTAGGTCAGCCCGGCAATGAAAAACTTGCTCCGGGGCAGCTCGTAGAAGCGCTGCACATCCTTAAAGCCCTTCACGGAAGATTTCCCGGATCCACGGCCGCCGTTGAACGTTTTCCGCTTCGGTTTAGCGGAAAGAAAAGCCTGCTGCTTGGGATTGATGTACACCTGCCGGCTGCCTTCCTGCTTACTCTTCGTCGATGTCTTCATGCGATATATCTTCGATGGGGCGTTCGGCCAACTGCTGCAGCTTCAGTACTTCGTGGTCGGTAGTAAAAATGAGGGGCTTGAGGCGCATGAATTCCTCCAGATCGAAAGGATGGGTTTCTTCCGTGAACAGACCGTGAACCTTGGCGGCCATCTCCAGCGCCTTGACGTACGCCCGGTAATCACCGGCTTTATGGGCCTGCTGGGAGGCCTTCATAAAGTTTTCGTACAAAATGTGCTTCATGCCCTTCTTATCCGACTCGGTGACATCGCCGTAGAGCTTGATCGAATCGCGGATCACCAGGTAGGCCTGGGCGTCACTGATTGAAAAATCACGGACCAGGATCTTCACAGCCTGGTTTCGGGTATATCCGCTACAAAGCAGGGAATTGGCCTTTTTATACTTCCGGAGCATCAAATACTCTTTGGGTAAGAGCTTGGCATCTTCCAGGAAGTGGGACCGGTACCGGTCTAATTTGTCAGGGGCGTTCTTTTCGGGCATAAAAAAAGCATAGCTGCTCCGGCGAAGATGCAGCTATGCAAAAAGGGATGGTAGGACGGATTACAATTGACAGAATCCGATCAATAACATCATCGTTACTTCTCTTTTAAATTGCGGACATATGTCCTCTTTGTAGAGGTATTTCCAGAGTCTGTCTAGGTTGATTTGGATCAGTGTCATGGATTATAACCAAGGAATCTTTGTTAATTTTTTTTATCGTAATGTATCCAAAGTCAACATGAAGTACTTTATCACCTTCTTGAATTTTATTGCCATGCCCATCGTAAAAGTAACCTGTTGATGGTAAATGCTCTCCTGTATATTGTTTTTTTAAGTCAACTTTAAATACATCCCCCCTCATATTTTCAATAGCATTCAGTATTAACTGAATGCCTGGATCCATTTTAATATCTTTTTTCAATTCAGCCTTTGAAACTCCTAATAATGAGATAATAGAGGTTACATCAGGAACATCTGAATGATGAGAATCATAAGTTTTTCTGAGATTATCAGCCAAAGATGTAACCGCGCTATTTACAGTATCAATACGAAGGGTATGATCATATTCAATATCCCGAAACCCTTGTATGTCAAAAAGACGGCTAGTTGTATCATCCCTCATTATTGTGACCGGCATGTCAAATGCTTGACGTATACCTAACTCATACAGAACATTTGCATTACGGCTACTCACATCACAAATAGCCATGTCTGAGCTTATTATTCTTTTCAGAATATCAATAACAATAAAATTCGATGGTTTAACATCATCCGCCCTAATTGGAAAAAAGCCAGCCTTTTCACAAGCTGGCTTTATAATATATTCATAAACTCTTTTAAAATGACCTGACTCATACCCGTCAGCATCTGAAATTGGCATAATTACAAAGCAGGACTTAGGTGCTGCTTTTTCTTCTGATCCATTAGAAGGTGAGTCTGGCTTTTTATCCTTTGTCATAAGAGTAAGATTTGATCAAAGGTAAAAAACCGACTCTACCGATCGAAATATTTATCGAGATTTAATTGAGTTTGATCCGGATCTCCAGCTCATCCAGCTGGTGCTTCAGCTTGACAACTTTTTCCTGCTTTTCGGCATCCTCGGGCTTACTGGCCAGTACGTTTTTGGCTTTGGTCAGCTGAGAACGCAGGTTATTGCGGGTCAGCAACAGGGCAGCCTTGTCCACTGGTTGCGCCGGCTCCTGGGGCTGCTCGGCCGGTTCGGTCCCGTTTTCGATCCGGACTTTCTTTTCGGCCAGCTTATTATACTCCTCAGTTAAGGACTCAATCTGATCGGCAACGGCTTTGCGCTGCTCATCGGTAGTCAGATCAGCCAGGGTATTGCTCAGTTTCGCCCTTTCGTTAAAAATGGATGACTGACGGAGAATAATGGCATCAATGGCATTGACGTCGATTTCGGGTTCTTCGGTGGGCTGTTGGTCCGAAGTGGGCTCATTTGGCGCAACCGGTTCAGTTGGCTCTGCGGGTTCTATGGTCGGCGCAACAGGAACTAAGGTAATTTCCAGTTTAGGCACAAAAGCCAGCTTACCCAGCTCATACGCCAGCTTTTCCCGGTTGAAGGCATTTTCCTTCCGGAGGAAGTTATTGGCCAGTACGCGATTCTTGCCGTGTTTCAAATATAGCTGCACCCCGGTTTGATAGTCTTTCTCTTCGGATGCCAGCCAGGCGTTGATTTGTTCCATTGTCGTTTTTTACGTTAAAGCTGAGGCAAAGCTAGGTTTGGCAATTGCCATAGGGTAGGACGAAAAAAGCCCACCTACATTGAGGTGGGCTTTTTTCCTATACAAGCGTTAAACAGATGATTTCTTTTTCCGAGTGGTTACCGCTGGAGTTGGCTCTGGTGCCGGTACCGGCAGCTTTTCGACGTACCGGCTGCCACAACCATAGAGGTGAGCGGCAATGTTATCGTCGATATCTGCCAGCTTATAGGTACCCAGTTGCGTCACCAGCCCGCCAATGCCCTCGACATTGACCAGGCGAAACTTGGTCAGCGCCATGGCTTAGGCTGCAGCAGTAATCGGAATTACCCCTTCGTAATAGTAAGGGACGTGGCCGGTACCAGCCGTTGCCTTGATATCGGTGCCCTTCTTATCAGTATTCTTTTTGCCGGATTTGGCATCGAAATTCAGGGTCAACGGGCGAAGCAGGTTGCCGCCGATGCGCTTAGAGCCATCCGGATCTACGCTGATCACAATGAATTTACCGTTGATGGTGCTTTGGAATACGGCATCCTGGCTCTTGCGGAAGCGGGAAACGTAAATGTTCAGCTCCTGGGTGATGGTCTGGGATCCAGAGTCGCCTTCCGTCTTCCAGTTCAGGTCGTGGAAGTCAACTTCATTATCCCATTTGGCAAACTTCTTACCGGTCTTCATTACGATGTCTCCGGTAATAGTGACGCCATCCGCCCCTACGGCTGGAATACTTAGGATGTCTGCCCGGCGAGCAATAAAGAAGTCGGTCATACCGCCCGGGTTCGTTCCGCATTCTTCTTCTTCGGTAATGTCTCCGACGGACACGCAAACGCCCAGCATCAGGGCCATAGCACCCATACCAACGGCAGGGTTCTTCAGTACTTCGGGCTTAACAGCGAAGGTGATGGCAAAGGCCGCCGCTATCAGCACCAGGCCCAGCAAAATCTTGTGTATTTTTTTCACGGTTGAAAAAAGGTTGAAAATTAACTTATAAGTGAATTGTAGATCTAAAAGAACCGGAGCAGCCAGGCCGCTCCGGTGGGTGAAAGTGCTTTGAATTAAGGCTGGTCGTTCAACCAGATGTATTCCGGGAAGGAGTAGTTTACGCCGGCTCTCCAGTCAATCATCAGCTTCAGATTGCGCTCGAATTCTTCGGGTTTGATCTTATCCATATCCCCGTTGCCAGCCGTCATGTACTTCAGGTTATAGCGGGGAGTGATGGTGATCCGCTGAGATCCTTCCAGCGCCTCTTCAGAAACCAGCTCGATGCGGGTACCGTCGATGAATTGCTTTTTGAACTCATTGTTATAGTTCAATGAGCCGAAAGTGGAACGGTAATCCTGATCGTAGTAATCCTTGATGGTGGGCGAGGTTACGCACACCAGGTCACGGTTACGGAAACGATCGGGTACTTTGCCTTTTACACCTTCGATCTGCTCTACTGCGTTGGCAGCCGTTACCGCTACGCCGTCGAACACGTTGCCAGCCGGAATAATACCAGCCGTGATATCGTCAGCGAAATGCTTCAGGAAGCCATCGAACAGGTCAGAAGCATCAGTACCAGCATCATCCCGTACGCCTTTGAATAGCGACTCCAGGTGCTCATCCTGCTTCAGTTGCTCCAGGATCATATCCAGGATAACGGCTTCGTAAGGCAGGTCATTGATAGAATCCGGATTGCGGTTTTCCAGCATGCCTAGGTAAGACTTCCACAGGTCTTCCATATCCTCCTCGTCGAACTGCAGATCGACCTTACATTTTTTCACGTGGCCGTAGCGGGGATCAGGACGCAGGGCATCCAGTTTCGGGTTGAAAGTGTTTTTACCGCCGGGCTGCGCGACGTTGGTCATCTTCAGCCGGTTCATGATTACCCGATCGATTACGTTAGGAACAAAGCCCACGTACTTCAGGAAGGAACGGTCACTTTTGAGTACCATTCTCAGCACTTCCGGGTGGGTTACCACGTGGCGCTTTAGTTCGGCTGGTACGAGCGAAAAATCTAAACTCTTAGACATACAATTTTATGGTTGAAAAGGGTGGTACAAATGGATTAAGGGTGAATTATGACCGGCTGTTCTTAAGGTTAGCCCGGGATTGTCTGGCCGCTTTGATGTCAGCCAGGTAAGCCGCCGCCGCCTCGGTGTTGGGCGATACGTAAGCCTGCTGACCATCCTGGTTCAGCGTGTCGCCTTCCGGAGCCAGCACTGCCTGGTTGTTGGTTCTCCACTGCTCCAGCTGGGTATTCTGCTCGCTGAGGGTCGTATTTTCAGTAGTAAGCGTTTCGTTGGCCGTAGTCAGCGTGGTGATCTGCTCAGCCTGGGTAGCGTTGAGGCCTTCCAGCTCAGTGATCCGGGCGGCTTGGGTAGTGCTGAGCCCTTCCAGCTCGGTTACCCGGGCTTGCAGCGTGTCGCGCTCGCCTTCCAGTGCCGTAATGCTGTTTTCGGCCTGCTGCATATTTACTTCCTGCACTTCCGCATCGGTAGACGCATCCGCACTAAAGCCGAGGAGGGCGGCTACTTTGGTAAATTTCATATTGGATTGATTTTGTTGGGATTGCTGATTGGTGGCTTTGCCGTTGCGGCTGGCCAGGTAGGAGGCACGCCGTACGGCATCGTCCAGGGTACCGATTGAGTCGGCCAGTCCGTTGCGGATGGCGTCGGCTCCATTGAACATTTTGCCGGTAAATAGTCCATCGGCCAGGGCTGCTTTGGCTTTGCCAGCACGGCCATTCTTGACCGTTGTGATAAAGCTATCGTGGATTTTATCCAGCTCTCCGGTCAGTTCAGCGAACAGTTCCTCGGTAAGGGGTTCCAGGCTATTGATGCGGGCTTTGTCCGTGGCTTTCGTCGAGCGGACGATGGTAGCGTTGAGGCCTTCTTTCTCCAGCCAGGCGGATTGATCCACGTGCAGAGCCAGTACGCCGATCGATCCCACATAAGCAGAACTTTTGCTGCTCATCATGATATGGTCGGTCTGCGAAACCGCCCAGTAGCCGGCGCTGGCCGCCATTCCGTTCACCCAGCCCACAATGGGCTTAGAGGTACCTTTGATAATGTTGCCCAGGGCTTCGGTACCGTCGACATCGCCACCAGGCGAATCGACTTCCATCACGATCGCGGAGATCTTCGGATCATTATCCAGCTGACGGATCAGGGCTCCCAGCGAAGCAGTTCCTTTCGGGCCGCAGTACGCATCGCGCTTCTGCATAGCTCCAATTAGCGACACAACGGCCACCTGGCGCTCCGCTGAAGCACTGGATCCACCGCCTGCACTGACCATAAACATTCGGGGTTTTACTTCCCGCTCCCTGGCTTCGGCACTCATTTGGGAGGCATCCAACGGGGTAAGGCCCTGATCAATGCGCCGGCCGATCACGGCAACGGCGTGGTGATAGTACTTTGATTCAAGCGCCCATACGCGGGTCTGGAGTAAGTGAAGCATACCTGGTCTGTGCAATAGTGGATGCAAAGATGTTTTTGCGGAATGCCCCAGGATAGGACGGAAAAACAAAGCCCCTCCGGATGGCTCCGGAAGGGCTGTAATCAAGCTGATTAAAGGATCAGTAGCCGTAGGCCTCAATTTCAGAAACCTTGCTCCAGTGCTTATTTACGCCTACGTAGCGCAGTTCGGCCACCGAAGTAGGCGGAATGATGAATTCGCGGGTCAGCTGCTTGTTATCCGTCAGGCTCACCAGTTCCACCCAGTCGCTGCCCACTTTTCGCAGGAACATAAATTCCTTCACTGGCTGATTAAAGCGGATGACCAGCTTATTGACCGTCTTCGGCGTACCGATCGCGGCCGCGTTCCACTCCGCGGCAAACAGGGTGCTACCTGGCGCTGGCTCGTACTGGCCATTGGTCAGGTCAGGCTCGGCAAATTCGGGAGTCAACACGGCCTTGGTATAGGTCTTACCGGCCAGGATGTTGCTGGCGACCACTGGCGCACCGGGTAGTACCGAGAAGCTGCGCTCGGCAGAGGCCGCCTGGTAGTTGTCATCGCCGGCCACGGATGCCCGGATCTTCACGGTGCCCAGGCCCGAAAGGGTGTACGTACTGCCATTGATCGAGCCGGGGCCCTCGGCAATCTGGAAGGATACCTCTGCGCCCGATGAGGCCGTGGCCACCAGGTTGAGGGTCGTATCCACGCCCAGCTGCTTGTCGGTAATGGCCGTGAAGCTCACCGTCTGCGCGGCCTTGGCAACGGAGAAGGTAATATCCTTATCAGGGGCTGGTTCATAGGTGCCGTTGCCGGCCTGCGATGCCCGTACCTTCACCTCACCGGCTCCGGTAATGGTAAGCTGGCTGCCGGCAATGCTGGCCGGACCAGACACAATACTGAACGTGACGGCCAGCCCGGATCCGGCCGTAGCCTGGAGCGCGAAGGGTTGGTCACCAAATACCTTATTGGAAATGGGCAGGAAGTTGATCGTCTGCGGGGTTTTGCCCTGGGTGAAAAAGTCCACCAATCCCTCCATCTGGCCGAACAAAAACAGGATGCCCGGGTAGAGGCCGCCGTGTCCCTTCCATCCACTGTGCGGGCCGCAGTTGCGGGTGCTCGCCGGATAGGGCGATGTGCCGGCCGCCTGGCGGAGGTAATTGCTTTTCACGCCCGCATTCTGGTAGTACAGGTTGGGCAGGGCAAACCAGCTATCGAAAGCGATGTTGCCCGGCGAAGCGTAAGGGTCGTTGCCGTTGATGAGCACCTTCGCCCGATCGGTGACCGACAGTGTAGCCGGATCAACCGAAGTAGCGTACTTCACCTGGCTGCCGTTCAGAAATCCCTGCAACGTCTGGATCACACCCAGCAGGCTCTTGGGCTGGCCAGGTGATTCGGAACCGTAAGCACCCTCTTCGGTTACGAAGTTGACCAGGGAGAAATCGCCGGCAAAGGCAAAGGCCATCGCCAGGTCAATCATGCACTGGGCGGCACTAAATGCGTAGTTCAATCCCTTTTCCGGTTCGGAAGGATGACCAAACCAGCGGTGCAGGTCGGCCAGGTAATTTCCGGGAAACACCGAATAGCGGATAAATTCAAAGAAGTATCGCTTGGCCGCTGCCTGTAGGTTGGCATTGTTGAGCATCAGCCCCACGGTACCGCAGAAGCGGGCGGCCGAAGCATTGCGGTTGTTATAGCCCCGATGGAACCAGCCGGCCAGCGGACCGCCGTAGAACAGCGGCTCTTTCGGGTCGTTCGCCTGGGCGTTTTTGGAATACGTCGTCAGGGTGTAATTGCCATTGAGCCGGTCCACGAAACGCGGGTTGAGCTGCCGATCCATCAGGATCTGCGAATAATTGCCGGCTGATTCAAACCAGGCATTCACCTGGGCCTGCTCCGGCGTGGAGTAGATCGACCGGCTGTAATCGAATTCGAAAGCCTTGGCCGTCATCCGCTCGAAGATCGTAAAGAAGGGGTCGGCATCGGCCTTGCTGCTGCGGCTCCATTTGGCGGTATCATTGAAGTTCAGCGCCGGGTTGCCTACGTAATGGGTCAGCATCTCCGATTTCAGCAGGGCGTTGTAGGTCGTCACTCCGCTGATCCGGGACAAGAAGGCAGCCGACTGCGCCAGGGTCCCCTCCATTTTCCAGTTCAGCTTATCATCTTCCGGTACGGCTACGGTCAGGCTATTGAGCTTGGTATACCGATCCGCTGCCGGATTGTTCTGGAAGGCATTGGCATCGAGCACCAGCTGGTTATAGTCGCCCGGGCTGTTGGACTGTACATCGCCTTTGGCTTTGTACTTCACACCACCAGCGGTAATGCCGGCGCGTTGCTTGTAGATGGTTTCGGTTTCCTGGAAGAGGTGAAGTCCGGTTTTAGTGGCCATATAGGTGATTAATTATGTTTGGAGGTGGTTTTATTTTTGGGAGTAAGGCTCATTGTTATTGCTTATAGGGCAGTAAGGAATGTGAGCATATTGCCACGTTGCTCGGTTGTGAGTTGTCCACCCTTAAGGAAAAGGCCTTTGGCAACCCCAGCGTAGTGGTTGGAAGCGGACGCGTTTTGGTAGTTGTTAGTAGCTCCATAGTAAAGGGAGCGTGTCGAATAAGGGCCGAAAGCGTTGGGGGAGGTGGAGGTAAGTGCTTTCTGCACGCCATCCACCCAGCACTCCACCACGCCCTCTACATTGCGCCATTCAATCACCTTTGCGGTCGTGGCTCCGTTTGGAAATATCACATCCACAGTGGTGAGAATATTGGCGTTACTGCTGGTCGTGATCGCACCCAATCGACAGGACAGTTTGCCAGTAGAGTCCAAACGAAAAGAAACCGTATCGGCAGCGCCGGACACGAAGTAGCCAAAATATACCTGCGTACCTAGTTCTGGCTGTCCGTCCGTGGGTGCCAGCTTTACAAACAGGTTCCACGACGAAAGATTGAACACCCAAGACAAATTTCCCCTGTTGAGCCAGCTCGCACCGCTTCCGGTAAAGTTTTGTGTGGTTTGCAAATAATCAGCCGGAGAAAGCTGGATAGGGTTAAATACGCTGTCATTGGGAACAAGCGTCGTGGTTGAGGAGATGGACTGGGTAATTACTTTCGCGCCCTGGGTAATGGATACCGTCATCGTGCCAGTCAGGGGCGTAACTGTGTAGCTGTCCGTAGCCGTGTTATAAGTTACGTTTGCTGCTTCGTCAATACCAGTACCTAGCATAATGGTGAAGCGCTTCGTCTTGACGTAGCCCGCTACGAGAAGCGTCCCGGCTGCCGGAATGATCCAGGGGTTACGCGTCAAAATACGGCCCTTCCAGAAGGGTTCGCTTTGGATCACTGCCGCCGTTCCATTGGGCAAGTCGTGCAGCCAGCGGGTTGCATCCGCGCTGGTAGTGATGGACAACCGATAGTTAGGGTTCCCCTCACTGACGTAGTTGGTAGCCACCCGGCTGCTCTGATTGGATGGTACGCTTACATCGTCAGCATCGTGGAATAGATAGAGAAAGCCGCGCTTGCAATTCCTGGCGGCGGCCAATACGTGATTTCTGGCAACGTACCTATCTGGGAAAGTTGCCGGATTTCCTCCTACCTGAGCGTCAATATTAGCTACCTGTGCGGAGTTACCCGCTGCGGTCATTTGCTGCCACCAGCCAAACGTAGGATCTTGCCCGTAGTCGGAAATAGGAAAGTGAGCTACATAAACATTAAAATAGTCTGGATGCTTCGCCTGTAAGGCCAGTACTGTTCCTCCACCACCAGAGTAACCCACTGCCGCCTTTTTTTCCGGATCAACTCTTCCAAGGAAATTCGTCTTTACGTACTCAACTGCATCAACTACGTCCTGCGTTTCTCTGCCTGACGCGTCCTTACTGCCGGAAGCGCCATCCCTGCCCCGCATTCCTACTGCGACTAAGAAGAACTTATATCCCGCCATTCGGGTAAAAACAGCCATATCAAAGTCGCTGATCTGTTGATTGAAGCCATGTACAATCGCCACAATCGGCAGGTTCGTCATCCCGATGTCGTAGGCATACTTCAGCTTCAGGTTGGTTATCGAGTCGATGGAAGAAAAGTAGTCGATCAATCCCGACACTTCCACCACGCCCGTAAGCGTGCCCGTAGTGGTGTCCTCCCCGCTGTACTGGGTAGCCGTGAAGGCATCTAGTACGGTCCGGTTGGCATCGGAAAGGCCATTGGTAATGCGCGTTGTCAATTGCGCGGTAATGTCTGCCATCGGCAGGCCTAAGAATACCAGTTCCTGTTCTTTTTTGGTCATATCAGTAAGCGCGATACCATTTTGAAGTGGCGGATCTGTAGCGGTAAGCAATGGTTTCGCCCGAAAGAACTTCGCTGGGCGTGGTGGCCTGCATAGGGGTGGGCGTGAAGGAAACAGCGGTAACTACGGGACTGCCCGCCGCAATGGCCCCGCCGAAAACCACCTCGAACGGCTGTCCGTCGTAGGGTGTGGTGGGGAATGGGATGCTAAGGGTAGCCAGCAGTGAGGCCGGATTTACCAGATAGAGAATCGGTCCTGTTGCGTTGGCGACCGTTGCGGTTGTGCCGGAAGTATGGACTTGAACCGCGGCCCCGTTTGCTTTGCCAGCAAGGGCAGCAGTGACCGTCGCCGCGAAATTGGCATCATTACCCAGGGCAGCAGCCAGCTCGTTGAGGGTGTTCAGCGCACCCGGCGCTCCGGCCAGCAGGGCGTCAATGGCGGCATCAATGGCCGTATTCATCTGCTCTTCGCTGACACCAGCGCCCAAACCCGCTGCGTCCTTCAGTTCCGGATTGCCGTCAGCATCCGTTCCCAATACCTTGTTGGGCTGGTTCTGAAAGTCAATTACCCCAATGTTTATTTTCTGGCTCATCTTATAGTGCGTAAGTGCTCATCAGCTGGGCGGTAATGGCCTGCCGGTCCAGCGTGGTAAGTCGTTGGGAAAATATCAGGATGCGGGCGATATCGCCCCGGTAAAACAGTTCCAGCCCCACCCCGGTCCGGTAGTCTACTCCCAGCAGGTTCAGGTGCAGGTTGTTGGTGATGTCCAAAGTCATCAAGGTAAAGGCAGAATTGCGGGTCACCGAGTTGGGAGCTACACCGGATCCGGAGTTTACGAATACTTTGTTATGAGCACCTCCGCCGAAATTCGTGCTATTGACCGTGTTGTTAAAGTCAAAGTAGATGCCCCCTCCCGACAGGTTGCCGCTCCAGGTCCAGCTGCGTCCCTCCGTGACCGAATCCCCGAAAAAAGAGCCATAGTTGCTGCTTATCGGATTGGAACTGGCTACGATAAAAATGGTGCCCGGAGAAAACAAAATGGGAAGCGGATAATAATGAGCCGCCGCAAATCGCAGTACTGGCAAGCCATTCAGTATGCCAGTTTTGAAAGTGGACCTTGCTGCTGAATCGCTCTGAGTGGCATCGTAGCCGTTGCCCGAAGAATCGTAGATTGTCTGTACAAGGTCATTGTTGATGTACTGACTGACCCAATTGGCGGGATTCAGATCATATACCGGATTAGGTGGTTCGCCCACGCGAAACACCTTGCCGGATGTTTTAAAAATTTTACCGCTTGATCTAAGTATGTGCGCCATTTTACCAGGTGTTTACAATTGTCCAGCGGATCCAAGTGTTGGTAGCCACGCATTCATACATCAGGGAATTGGCCGCATCATATGCCCTTTGGCCTTTGATGCCGGAGGAGCCAGCTGCGGAAGGAACTGCCACGTACATCTCTTCCACGGTGAAATCAGAAGCCTCAGCCCGTAGCCGGATCCAGGTGTTGGTGGCGATGCAGTAATATAAAATGGCATTGAGAGAGTCCCAGGCCTTCTGACCGGGTATACCAGTGGAAGTGAGAGTAACGGGGACAGCGGAAAACTCTTCTGCCAGCTCAAAGAGGGGAACCAGGTTGCCATTGCTATCAATGGCCATTACCTTTTCTGCACTAGTAACATAGTTGGGGCCCTCCAGCTGAGCATAGGCATTACCCTTTACTTTAAGCCTAATGGCAATGTCAGTAGCCGATCCGATGGCTTCAATTATCCGGTTAGCGCCGGCTGCCAGGGCATTGCCCAGCTCCAGCTTCAAAGCGGAAATCTTGGCAGAGAAGTAGGAACCGATGGTGCCGTCGAGTACTTTGGCCCACCAGCTGCTGCGGCCTCCTGGCGTGCTGGCCTTGCCGGTGATGGAACCGGCAATTTCTTCGGGTATAGTCGCAAAATCGACTACAGCACCCGGATTGCCTGACACAGTACCGAATACGTATTCCACCACGATCCTTTCCCCATCGGCCGGAGCGGTAGGGAAAGTGATATCCTTGCCTGACCAGGAGAAATGTCCGGCCGTTTTAGATTGCTTCACGCCTCCCAGAGATACGGAGGCGGCAATGATGGTATTGGGAAGGGAGAATACGGTGGTAGAACCATCACCCGTAAAGTCTTTCACGTCCCAGCCACCATCGCCGCCCGATGCCACGCCACCAATGACCAGAAAGCTGATGTTACCAGTTGCCGGATTGCGGTGTACTACTATCGTGGGGCTATCAACCAGTTTAGCGGCAATGGCTTCCACCGCTTTTTCGTCGGTATATACCTCTTCATCCAGCTTGCGGCGCAGCTCTTCAGCCGATACCTGATTTTCGGTACCGATGGCCAGGTGGGTGTCGGTGTTCTGCTTGTGGTCGTTGGGGGAGGGTTGCCACTCCGGACCGTCCGGGGTAACCAGGATCAGGCCGATCTCGATGGCCTGGGAAGAATCGTAAGTCGGTTTGGCCGCCACTTCACCCGGCGTGCCCTTCACTACCAGGGCGTCATTGGCGGCCGGCAGGGTGATCAGGTCGATCCGGGCGTAGAGTGGATCGGGTTGGTCAAGCAGGATTACCAGGAAGGGGAAACTGTAACGGTTCACGCCGATCTCCCAGATCCAGCCGGCCAGGTTGAACTGGAGCGGATTGTCCTGGCTCTGGGTGATGGTGCCCTCCTGGATAATGCGGGTCGGTCCGCCCAGGCCGCTGCCGGTGCCTTTGTCCTCCTTGCCGGCCAGCTTATTGAGAAGGGTGTCCCACTGATCATCGAGCGCCCCGCCTACCCGATTGGCCGTGTTGGCATTGGTGACCGTTTCGTTTTTGATGGTCAGGTTCTGCTGCTTGATCAGCTGATCCGTTTTGATTGCCATATCTAGTTGAAAGTAAAGTCGTAAGTCTCGTCGAAAACGCCGGTCGGCAATTCCGGATCGGAAACGGTGAAGGTGCCTTCAAAGAAGGGAGCCGGTTCGGGTAACTCTCCCGACCAGGTGAGGGTGCGTCCATTCTTGGCCGATCCGCCCGAACCCGTATCCAGTTCGGATTTGAAAGTCAGCGGCCAGTCGGGTGAGCCGATCAGCTTGCGGTACCCGTTGGCATCCTGGTAAATCAGGATGCAGCGCACGCCCTGGAGCTGATCGCAGAAGTAGCCCACCTGCGGCCGGTCTTTGGGTACCAGGATCTGCAGGGCGGCTTTGTAGTATTCGCCGTTGTCGGTTTCGGCCATTGGCTCTTTGTAGGAGCCGGAGTTTTCCGAAAACTCTACCACGAAGAAGGAGGCTCCGTTCTGGAGCACCACGCTGTCAGTGATTACCAACTGCTCCGGATCCGGTATCGACACGACTTCCCGGGCGGGGATCACCCACAACCGGTTGAGGCCTCCCTGTACGGGGCCGCATTCGTCTTCGATATTGCTCAGATCGATCATTCGGGGTATATGAAGCCCACCAGGTTGAGCCGGTTGGGCAGCTTCTTAAAGTCCAGGTGCCGCGTTTTCTGCGCCACTTCAATCCCTTCCCTTCCGCCAGCTGCATTCGTGTTGCCTTCCACCGTGATGAACACATCGCCTTTCACCTCCACCACAATGCCAGCGTGCCCCTGCCAGCCGGTCATGCCGTGCAGCCAGATGGCCACGGCTCCGACTTTGGGTTCCTTGCCGGTTTTGAATACCACGGAAGTTTTGAAGCTGTTGAAGGTGGGCACGGCAGCCGGCGTAAAGCGGGCCGCGATTTCAGCGAGTACCTGGGGCCGCAGTTCGGCGGCGGCTTCCGTCCAGCACAGTTCGGCAAACAGGCAGCACCAGCTGTAGCTGGCTTTGAAGCCGACGGCTTTCATCCGCATTTCAAAGGCCGGATTGATGAAGCCGGCATTGCCGGGTTTTTCTTTCTGGCCAAGGGCTGCCCTGGCAATTTCCACGATGCGCTGAGGGAATGTTTTCATCCCACGAATGTCGCGGGTGCGCGGCCGGGAAAACAGGACGAAGAAAGCAGGGGGGAGGACAATAAAAAACGGCTAAATCGCTCTGATTTAGCCGTTTTTGGCTGGGACAAAACCCGAAATTCTGGGACCCAAAACCGATATTTTAGGACGGAAAGTCCAAAAAGCTGGACCTTAAACCGAAATTTATTTTTACGCTACTTTTTTCTCCAGCCGGGCCTCTTTCCGGTACTGGCTGTCTTTGTAATCCCTCCAGCACTTGCGGGCTGACTCCACATCGTAGTCATCGGGATTGATGTCGTACAACGCGTAAAAGCTCATGATGGCGTGGCGCTCGTTGTTGGTGATGGCCACCTGTCCTTTGATAAACTGGATGAGGGCTTCCTGGAAGATCTTTTCAAAGTGATACCCCAGCTTACGGGCGTTGTCGGGCGTGATCTTATAGTGCTTCAGGGCCAGAGGTACCTTAATCCGGATGGAGCAGCTGCTGGCCGGCATCTTGTCGGCAGTGAGGTTGTAGGGCAATTTCTGCGCTACGCAGACCAGGGCGCTGCCGATCAATCCTTTGCTATGGGCTGCGATGGGTTCGGCTCCGAATTCACCTAAGAGAAAGGCCCGGACGTGGGGCCTGACGGGTATCTGTTTGACCATGCCCCGAAAATACGAGAACGGCTGGCATTGAATTTATCGAATACGTCTAAAAACTTACATCAATCAGGATTCTGCTCATTTAAAATTGGATTTACAGGGAAAGCATGCAGCTTATTCTGCCGCATGCTCTCGGTCAAATGCACTCTTTTCTGCCGGTACTTTTCAAATGGATCGAGAAACAAGTAATTGACGGCTATCGAAAAGCCAATGGTGATTACTAACAAAGGCAGGCCAGATCCGAATGGTTTGGGAAATCGGTTTGCCATAACGATCAACAAAAACAAGGCGTGTCCCAAATACATGGGATAGCAAAGGTTGCCTAAAAACCGATCTACCTGATTTTTAGAGAACCGGTAGAATATAGCCGGGCTGAACATAAAAACCCCTCCATAGATGAGCATATCCCGGATACCTTCCGGCAGATAGGGATAGCAGAATAAGAGGGAAATTAGAACCGAAATCAATACGCCTCCGATATCAGCTTTAAATAACCAGCCTTTTTTATACAGCTTATAAGACAGGGTTCCGAGTATAAACCAGCATATTTCAGTGGGTGCAAACCGGTAAATCATAAAGCCTTGATAGCTGGGATCAATCCAATAACAGACCCATCTAATCAGTAAGGCAATCGCTATGGCAAACAATACTATTTTGATCGATCTGGTTAAGAAAAGAGGGCTCACCAGATAAAAGCAGAATTCAACGGCCACTGTCCAGGCGATTGGAATGAACAACAGCTCCGATAACACCGGTGAAGAGTTTAGTCCCAGGAAGGAGAAGGACCCGGTTGTTTTGTCAATTCCGAAAAAAGTGATGATATCCTGGCCGATGAGGGTCAGATTAGAAATAAAAACAATACACAAAGTTTTCAGGGATTGCGGTGAAGCAGCGTACCAGTCGGCATAGTACTTGAATTTAGCCCAGTCACCCAGCAGGAATCCGTAGCAAACGCTTAGCAAGGCTACCAGCAGTATGATCAGCAGATACAGCGGGTAAATTCTCAGGAACCGGTTGCTGATAAACAGATAGTACGGATGATCAGTGTAGCGGTATTTTTCATTATATACAACCGCCATTAAAAAGCCCGAAAAGATGTAGAAGGATTGAACCGCTAAGTAGCCTGGCAGTAGTTGTATTCCAAAGATGGGACTTGAATGTACAATGATGACCGATAAGGCAAGCAGAAAACGGATGATTCCCATTACATCTTTTTTGAAAGACCAGCGCAACTTAATGGAACAAAGAAAGTAAATCCATCTTTTTTTAGCTATTGTTAGCCCATAGTCAAATTGATTGTTAACTGATCCCTTTTAAAGTTCTTCCCGAACTTCCGGCTGGGAGCTTGCCGGCTGACCCGCTTCCGTTCGCAATCTTTCCGGTCGTAATTGAGGTGGCAGCGCTGGCAGAGTGCCCGGAGCCGGTCGTCGGCTACGTCCCAGTTCTCCGGATCCTGGTCGAGGTGGGCTACCGTCAGGACAATTTTGGTCATCCTGACGGTACCGTTCTTATAGACCCGCTTCACCATCGAGTAATTGGCAGCCTGGCACTGTTCGCAGCAATTGCCAGCCCTGGCCAGGATGCGCGGCCGGATCTCGCTTTTCCAGTTTGGCGGGTATTTGGAGTAGTCAATTGGCATTACTTGCTGGCTTTGAAGCTTACTACTCCTTTGTCTTTCATTTCTGACCGGTCAATGGTGAATTCGTACATCATATCGGCAACGGTGAGGTAGGCCCGGCGGCGTTTTACAAATAGATAGCTATCGGTCTGGGGCTTTCCTTTGACCGGATAGTAGATGTACCGGTCAGGTCGGTTATTGATCGACAGAAAGGCTCCGTGTTTTCGTACGGCCAGCTTAGCTTCGAATACCGGCTCTTTGGGCAGCCGGTCGGAAATGTAGAGGGTGCCGCAGCCTACGACGGCAAAGCAGAGCACCAGGGCGAAAGAGGCAAAGGCGATTTTCATAAAGTGGATTCAGATTTTATGTGATGGTTATGTGATTAGGAATCGTTTCTACGTAAGAGTTCTTGGCGCATTTCTTCCAGGCGGGTATTCCAATACTCCCATTCCTTGGTAGCAGGATCCAGCTTTTTATATATTCGAAGGGCATAGTTTATTGCTCCGAATAATTGAGCATAGCTCATAGTGGTAACTGACTGGTTGGTGGCCAGGTGAAGCGCACGTGCCTCATCGGTAGTCATATTGGCGTAGCTTTTCATCTTACTTATTGGTTTTGACGTTCAGCTCATCGAGCAGGCCTTCGGGGGTCAGCAGCTCCATATGGTACTCCATCGCGGCCAGGTAGCGCCGGCTGTTGAGGATGCGCGGATCCCATTTGAAAATGCCTTCCTGCCGGTAGCGCAGCAGCTTCTGCCACTCCAGCCGGTGGGCAGCGCCCAGTATTTTGATTTCTCTCTCTTGCTTATCCATTGACTTAAAAGGGGGTTTTGTTTTTGATGGCTTTGGCGATCGCTTCCTGTACTGCAAACTGGTATTGGTAGAGTTCCAACCTCGCCTGTTCGAAGTTTGCCTCCGTGGTGGGCTTCCATCGGCGGTTGAGCCTTAATTCGAAAATCTCTCCCGGGGCATCCCGCTTCACGTGGTAGAGGTAATAATCCTCTTTTTTGGATTCTTTACAGATGGTGACCGTGATGTAGCACTGATCGGAGATAATCTTCACCAGTGAGTTTCCGGACTCGTGCATGAGGAATTGGGGAAATTGAGACATATCGTTACCTGAAAAAACCGTTACCTGAACATTTTTAAAAAGTGGCATTTCTCAACCGGACATGCCGGACACGCCGGACACGCCTCATTTTCAATTCGTTGTCAACCGGACATGGGCGTTTTTTGTCCGGCGTTGTCCGGTTGCCATTTTTTCAATAAAAGGGGGCTTTCATTGTGTTTGTGAAAACCAACCGGACAACGCCGGACAGCGCCGGACACGTTTTTAGGTCTTTTTAACATTTTTTTATTTTTAACTACTTTATTTTTAATTGATTAGCTTTTCTTGTCCGGTGTCCGGCGTGTCCGGTTGAGAAAATGGCGTTTTTAAATGACCATGTCGGTACGGGTAACGGTTTGCAGATCCAAGGATAAATCGCCCGCCGTGGGGTAATCGCCCTTAGAATTGTATTTTGCCGCTTCACCCTTCTGGTACTCGATCACGGAAAAAAGATCTACGCCCAGTTTATCGTATTGAAAGGAATGGCAGGAAGACTTGATATTGTCGGCAAACCGGGCGCTGTCCTTATACTCCAGATATCCTTCTGATTTTTTGAGCTTGTCCAGCAGAGTGACCTGCTGCAGGCCCGGTGCCCGGTAGAGCTGCGAGTGGGCAATCAGGTAGAGGTTGTGCAGTTCCTTATACCGGATCATTACTTCATTTCCATTGATCTTGATTTCGCGGCCGTGTTTGATCTGCTGGCTATTGAGCAGGTAGAGCACCGTATCCCAGAACTTCTGCACTTCGCCACCGGTATCGCGTTTGTCGTTCTGCCGGCGCGTGATGTCGAAGAGCACGTTTTTCAGGTGGTCGTAGACGAAGGGGAACTGGAACTGCTCGCTGGCCAGCTTGTAGATGGTGCAGAGCACCGTCACGTTGTTGATCATCCGGTCGGTGCAGCGAATGTCGGCCAGGAGGGCAGAGATCTCCTTCTGGGTCTTCTTGTGCGTTTCCCGGTAGTTTTCCTCCACGTGCTTACGAAGCTGCAGCAGCTGGCCAGTAATGGCCGTGATGCCTTCCTTCTCCAGCTCATTGAGCCGGGCGTAGTTGTCTCTGGCTTCCTGGGTGCGCTCGTTGACGTTGATCTCCAGTACGACCAGGCGCTGCAGCAGCGGATCGTCGGTCGGGTACTCATTGCCGGTGATCATCACGGCACTGTTGATCGGCACGCTTTCGGTACCGAAGCCGGAATCCATCCGGGCGCGTTTGTAGCCGTAGCGGTCCCAGAGGTTTTTCAGGAACTGGATACTGTCGTCGCCCTTGCTGTTGGTGAATTCCTCCAGGCAAATAATGGAGTTGACGAACTGGGCAAATTCTCGAACCTTGGCTTTATCTGTGTTGGCCTTTCCCGAGAGTGTGAGCGGATCCTGGGGAGTACCGAACAGGTGCTGAATACTCCGGATCTGAGAGCCCTTACCCGAACCGCCTTCCCCGTATAGGAAGAGCATCGGAAAGAAGTTATACTGGCTAAAGACGATATCGGAGAAGAGGCTGGCCACGCCAAAGACCATCGATACCATACCAGGATCACCGTATACTCTATAAAATAGCGCTGACCATTCCTGAAAGTTGACTGGATTCGGGTAATACTTAAACTTCTTTTCGTTCGAAAAAAGCGATCGGTTATTGGCGTACGTTTCATTGCCCGAGGGGATGTAAAAGCTTTCGTTGTGGTAATCGACGATACCGTTCTCATCGACCGGCTTAAACTCACAGTTATAAATACCGTTACTGAAGGTATAGAAGCCGGCATCGTGCCAGCCCAGCGTTTCGATCTGCCGGCAGGCCTTCTCCTCATCAAACAGCTTCCGCTTCAGTTTGCCCAGCTCCACGGCGCTGCCATCGAAGAGGTAATTGCCGGCCCCTTCAATGAATTCCTTGAACCGTCCGATGCTGGTCAGATTGGCCGTTTCGGTGTCCAGGGTCTTTTTCTTGCCTTTCGTGTTGATGATCTCGATGATGCGCCGGGGCACCTTGCCGTTATCGATGTGGAACAGTACCCGCATGCAGAAATTGCTGAAGGCGCAGGGCTTAAAGCCGTAGCCCGACTTCTCCATTTTCCAGTACTGGTTCCGCATCTTAAAAAAACCGTATTCCTCAAGGTCCTCATCGGGCCGGTTGCCTTCCTCCGCAAAAGCATCTTTTGGTATGAACTGGGTACTATCGTAGGGATCTACGTTGCCGTCGGGCTTTTCTGGTTCGGGCTTGGGCAGGGTGATCTCCGGCCGCAACCCGTCGATGATGGCATCGGCAATGTCGTAGCCATCCTGCCGATCGGGAAACAGGTCGATGTAGTGGAAGTTGATCCCGTAGCTTTTGATCAGCTTGATGCTGGAGTTATCGCGGCCGGCTTTGTCGGCATCGGCCAGCCAGATCACCTTCCGGTTGTAGAGCGCCTCGACCTTGGCGTGGGTGAGGCCGTTGGCCGAGCCGGTGGCCAGCCAGTCGTAAGCCGGATAGAAAAACGAGGCGATGACGGCTGACTTTTCACTTTCGACCAGGCAGACCGGTTTCTGCTTCTCCGGATCCAGCCGGTGCTCTCCGTAGAGGCACATGCCGTACTTTTTGTTTTCCCGCTTGTGGGGCTGCTTCAGCGAAAAAGAGATCAGGTTCTTATCGCGTTTGCCGCTGGGCAGGTAGCGAAACCATTTGGCATTGACCAGGGTATCACTCCGATCGACGAGCAGAAATACGGTTTTGTCGTTATCGGTACCGACGTACCAGGCCTGCAGGTGGTCGTTGGGAATGGTCAGCTTATTGCAAAACAGGTGAAAATTGCTCTTGTGGCTCAGCGTGCAATCCAGCAGGCGGACCATCATTTCGTAGGGAGGCCGGATGATATCCGGCTCCGGTGGCAGTTCGAACCGGGCGAAAGAAACCGGATCAGGAGCCAGATCCGGTTTCCGGTGATACGTACACTGGTTTTCGCGGTCGCAGCGCCCGTACTGTTCGTCCAGCCGATTGCCGTGGGCATCTTCGTAGTAGCGGAACACGCCTTTTTTGCTACAGCCAGGGCATGTTCCTTTCTTTTTGGGATGCTCTTCGAGTCGGTATCGGTAGGGTAGGTCATTCATAGATTACAGGGTCAAAATATTCACACTCGTTTAGCCAGGTCAGACACTCAACCGGTTAAAGTCTTCTATCGAGATGAAAGAAAACTTCTGGTTGCCAGTGTGGCGAATCAGCTTTTTGAAAGGGGTATGGTTCTGGCAAATGGCAATCCAGCGACCAGCAGTGTAATCACCAAAGCTCAATTCAGTTGTTGAAGTGATTTCAACCCAATGGTCACCATTTACCCTTATGCTGGCCTTGGTGATGACATCCGGCGTTTTTGTCGTGGAGTTCGTTACACCCACTTGCCCAACTTTCATCACCTCCACCTGGCCAATGATGGCACCCGTAGGCAATTGCTTCCAATTGGTAATACCGATGCTCTCCAGGGCGCTTTTGAAGGGTTCCTGCTGGCACAGCTGCTTTTCCAGCGTACTTACTTTCTGAGTGGCGTGGATCAGCAATACGCCCCGGTGCTTCATTTCCCAGGAACGGGTTTCGTTTTTCTTCAGGCCGTGCACCAGTAGCACGGCCCAGAGGGGGTATAGAGAGATGACTTTCATAGTGCTTTCAGATAAATAGTTCGGCTTCTTCGGGGATGGGCTTTTCGGCTTTGGGTACCGGATCGGGCGGCGGTGGCTGATGGGGTGCCGGTTCCCCGCCGTCTTCGTCATCGGGTCCATAGCGATCGTGTTCAGCTATACCGGTGGCGGCCATCAGCATCAGGCCGGCAATCATCAGAATCAGGGCTGTGGCACCTAAATAGTAGTACATAGAAGTGGAAGGTTAAAGGCCATTGAAAATTTTAGTAAGCCCCCGCTGGGTGAGCCGTTGGAACACCTGCCGGGAGGCCGGGCCGCTCAGCTGCTGGTAGAGCGCGCCCAGCTCATTTATTTTACTTTCCAATTGTTGGACAGTAATAGCCTTGCTATCTTTGTCCTGCTTAAGAGCTTTCATCGAGTTTTGGCGTAGAAGCCCGGTCAGGTACGAACTGACCGGGCTTCGTTTTTAGACCGGTCTAAAGAAGGGACTGAATAGAGAAAGCTGGGATTCGAATTCTTCGCCCACGTGATCACAGTAGTGTTTCCAGACGCTGTTTGATTCGACCATTCCCACCTGGTGCATCAGCTCGGAGATCTGGCCTTTGAAATCCGGCTCAATCATCGGCTTCAGTTCGTTGTTCATCAGGATGGCCCGGAGCTCCCGGGCTTTTAGCTCCAGTTCAGCCGCTTTGATGCTGAGCAGGTTCTGAAGCTGCTTGAGTTGTTCTTCGCGTGTCATGTGGATAGCTGTTCGGTACCGCCGTCCCCCGGGTTAGAAGGTGAGAACTTGTCCGCCATCATCCGGTCGTATTCCCGGCTGAGGAACTTCATTTCGTTGATGTAGACCAGGCGGATCATTTCCCGGCGATCGGGATAAGGGCAGCGTTTCATTTCCAGCAGGGCATTGTCGCCCAGGTCGCGGAGCATTTGCAGGAAGGGGTTGCCGTCGCTCTGGCCGGAAAAAATGCGGATGATTTCATCGTACAAGGGGCCGACTTCCTGAAGCACGGCCGCCCGAATGGCAGATTCGAACAGAGTAGGGGTGTTTTGCCCAATAAATTGAGCGGGAGCATCACTTGGACGCTCTTTTTCGTTTATTTGCATAGTTGTTTATTGGAGTTTTGGGAAAGCTCTGGAGACATTGGGGGCAGGTCGTTGCAAGCGATCTGCCCTTTTTTATTTGGGTGGGTTGAGCCGCTGGCGCTTGATCAGCGTGCTGCCTGGGGATACCCCCGGAGCGAATGATCTTACTCTCAAGCCCAGATGCTGGCGAATGGCATTTAAGATTTTATAATCCTTCCGATGGCCGCGAACAGTGTTGTAGATCATGTTCCGGCTATCCTCTGTGTCTTCCCACTTGAGGATTTGTAGTACATCTTCCATATAAGGAATCTTGATGTACTGCTTCATTTCATTGAAGTCTTCGGGATAATGATTTTTTTCGATAGCAGCGAGCGCCATGGTGTTGCCAGTTTGTTTGTAATTGTTTACTTTTCGTCACGATTTGCGATTAATGCGGACGAACTACAAACAAAAGTACAAATCCATTAATTAACTGCAAACATTTATACAACAATTTTATTATGGAAGTCCTAATGCTTTCTATAATGTCAAACACAATTGGCGAGCGCCTAAAGCAACTAATTGATTTCTTTGGGGTTAGCCAGAATAAATTCGGAGAGTCGATCGGAGCGAGTAGTACTTTGATGTCGAGGTGGATTAATGGAAAGCATAATCCCAACATGCGGGCAATCAATAAGATACTGGAGCTTTATCCAAATGTTAGCAGTGAATGGTTATTGAAAGGGGAGGGTAATATGCTTGATTACAAACAAAACGCATTAGGTGCAAACAATGCGATTACAGAAACAAACATTAAGTACATTACCAATTACCAAAATGCCCGCTTTCGTGAGTTCCCTTATATCGCGGTAAAAGCCCGAGCCAGTTTCATCGAACACGGTGCCGACCACAGCAGCTTTGAACACTTTGAAACCTATCCAGTATTCGATGCCGACGATAAAAAATACGATAAGTCAATTGTGATCGAAGTGGATGGGGATAGCATGGAGCCGAACTACCACAGTGGGACCAAACTGCTCGTAAGCCTGGTAGAAAAGCCCAACTGGCCGTACATCACCGGCGTAGTGGCCATTGCCTTCAAAGACTTTTTCGTGATCAAACGAATCAAAAAGAATTTCAACGGAGACGGCAGCCTGATGCTGCACTCCGATAATCCCCAGGGCGCAGATCTACAGGTGGAGGTGAAGGATATCCNCAGTATCTGGAAAGTAGAACGGGTGGTTTTCGCCCGGCCGGTGTAG